TAACGCGAGTATTTGGAATAAATTCAAAACCCGATGGGCGAAGATCATCTGCATACAACGAAGTAACGCGCCAATATGCAACACCATAAAATAAAAGCGCATCTACTGTGTAAGCAATAGTAACGCTAAGTGGTTGGCGTATATCAGGTTGATCTAACCATAATGGGTTTTCTAATTTTTTACCTGTAGATTTTTTATACAATCCTAAATCAATGCTAGATATAACGCCTGCAATTAGATTGCGGCAACGGCTAACGCTAGGTACTTGCAACGCAATATTGCGATCCATCGCAACGCCATAACCATAATTTGAAATGCCGCTGTTATAGCTATACATGCCAGCACCGTAGGTGCTATCCATAATGGCAGGGGCATACTGGGCAGTTACCTCTGCCTTACCCTTTAAGCCTAAAGTTTCCAGTAATCCCATAAGTGGGATTTTCTCAAAATGTCAAGCACATATCCGATTTGAGTGGGCGTGTCGCGCATATTCTTTATATTTACGGCGTGTCGCTGTCTTGACATTGTATGCACAAAGGCTATAGTTATCTCACAGGCAGTAACTAACTAAGGGGCTAAAAATGGATAAAGTAAAAGTTGATCTATATCTCAACGATGTTTATTTCGAGTATTTATGGGATAACTCAATGGCTTGGCAAGACTATAGCGCAGACTGGAAAGCTCAAGATGGGCGTTTTGATCCAATGCCAGATTATAACTTCAAATGGGCTTATTTCTTTGATACGTTTATTAACGCAGCAGCAGCATTAGGTTATTTAGAGGCACAAGGCGAATATGCAGAACTACACACCGATAAAGCTGGAGGATGGCTAATTGTTTCTAATTTTGCCAGCCCGTGCCACCGATGAGCTTTACACCTATTAGATCAATACGGATTTCCCAACAAATTTGGGATGCGGTTAAAACTAAAGCTGCAGCGCAAAATGACACGGTAAGTCATATAGTTGTAAAGCTATTAACTGATTGGCTTAAAAGCTAGGCGTATATCTTAGCCTCTTGCATTGGTTTAGATAAATGCATTACTAACATGGCCGCTGAAATCGGCGCGGCTACGCTGCCGCTGCTGCGTTTGCGGATGATACGCCAGGCTTGATCGTTGCTTTTAGCAGCTACGTTATCCATAGACTCATTTAAGAATTCTTGATTGCCATGAACTACGCGCTTATTGTCTATGTAATCCTTAAAGGTCTGGCAGGCAACGTAGAACTGCGATCCTGAGCAATCCTCTACCTTTACGCCTGATACATGCAGGCGATCGGCAATAGCTTGCCCTGTGTACTTATCAAACAGCACTTGCTTAGGCATCCACTCATCGCAATAAGCCTTTATATCTACCGCAATCTTTAGCTCGTCAATAGCGCGATCAGATTCCCACGTCTTAACCAGGCTGATACCAATACGGCCATCGGGCAATATAGCCCCAGCCATTAAAGCTGCATGGCGTTTAGAGTGTGGCTCAATATCAAAGGCAAACATGGAATACATACCAGGTGACATAATTAGATCAGGATCGGCACACTCATCCCAGCTGCCAGGTGTCCACGGTGATAAATCTGTGCCTACCCACTTGCATAAGTTCTCAGTCATTACCGCGCTGTAATCCGATGTAGCTACTATTTCTTCCATCGCGGATTCAGTTATAAGCAACCCTAATGACGGGTTAGCCATCGCCCAGGCTGATCTATCCCATATATCGCAGCCATCGTGCGCGCTGTACTCGTAATAGCCCACCGACTTAGGCGGCTTGTTTAATGATCTTTCGCGCATATCGTTTAAGACGTGGCTATCCTTAAATCCAGCATTGGATGTATAGAACCGCTGCGAATTGGGGCGAGTTAGGGTTGTACTCTTAACAGCATCTAACGCCTCTGTACCGACATGGCGCAGCTCATCTATCCAAACTACATCGGCGGTTAAACCACGGCTAGAGTCTGCAGTCGCAGCTACTACTCGAACCTCTGCCCCTGATTCTAAGATAATTCTGTTATTGCCATTAGTGCGCTTGTAAGCCTTTTCGATATTGCCGCCTTTTACCTCGCGGCGCAGGAACTCGTTACGGTCAATAATGCCTGCCATGATTTCAAGCGACTTAGAGGCCATGAGCATCTGCGAACTCATAATGAGGATATTCATCTCACCGAAATAGAACAGCCCAGCTAATACGCGCATACGCAAAACGTGGCTTTTACCTGACTGGCGGCTACAAACCAACAAGCTAGATTTTTTTACAAACATGTCATTTTCATCTACGGCGCACATATCTCGCAGAATTACAATTTGCCACTCAAGTAGGGGCTGGCCGATACGTTCGGCAAGTTCAATAATGGCATCTACCTTAGATTCGCCTTCCACCCATGGCGTATGCAGCCTAGGTAAGACAGCCCCTGTAAGGGCTGGCGCGCTTTGTACGAGTTCTAGGGTCATTTTCTACACATTACCAGTCATCGGGCCTTTGTGAACCGTTTCCGTCATTTTCGGGGATAAATTGAACAGAAAGGCAGGGGGGGTGTCCTGTTGTGCTAAAAAAACGCCATGATTACGCGATCCTTTGGAACTATTGCATCGAACGCAGCAGGCAACCATGTTATTCGGGTCATAAGCTGCGCTGGCATCTGATCTGGATACTGGCACAATGTGATCTACTGTTGTCGCAGGGCTGTTGCAGTAATAACAAACGTACTGATCTCTAGCTAATACTGTAAGCCTGATTGCCTTGTACTTACGCTGATTGCGTGGGTCACCTCGCTTAGCCATTAATAGTGACCAGTCTTTAGATGAAATGCCAAAGCCTTACATGGTGTGCCATAACGTTTTGTAATATAGATAAGGCCAAGGTCAATCTGTTTATATGGGTCTTTAACCTTTAGCTTTAACAGCTGAGGTATGCCAAATGCAGATGATCGCTTGTTATCAGCTAATGGATTCCATCGTGACTCTAAATGCCAGAGCTGCTCAAGACATAGGTATTGCCTATGATTAGTTAGTTTTATATGGCTATAGAGTTTATATTTTTCTTTCTCTATATTAGTAGTATTGGCATAAGCATTAGTAGTAAAGGCCAGTACAAGACTAGATTGTATCATGCCCCACCAAATCCATTTCAATTTACGCGGGGTATTGGGCGTGTCGCTACTCATCGCAATCATGCTTTACATCTGGATCGAAATCGCAAAAATAACATCCTGCGTTCTGTCCACAGGTTTTGCACAGGTGCTTAAACTGTATTGAGTCACAGCATGAGTTATACACACCATTATCCACAATAGTGTAAAACTTTAATTTCTTACTCATTTGTCTTTACCCCATCCCGTTCCCTTAAATATAATTGAAGGTGCGCTAAATACGCGTATCATTGGGTAGCTGCAGCAAAGTGGGCTGCTATCTCCGTGTGTGCTTACTGGGTGATTCATTTCTAATTCTGCACCGCATTGATCGCATCGGTATAGGTAACTAGGCATGCTGCACCGAATTAGGCATGACTGTGTATGCAGCTTCGCACTTCTCACACTTGATGATAATGATAGGGATAGCGCCATTGACCAGGTGAACTACCATCTCAGGCTGCTCTGGGTCGCAGTTACATCTAATTTCTAAGTTATTAGTTTTAGTCATGCAATATCTCCTCAGCTGTAGGTACTTGGCTATCTAGTAGCATCTCTATGCCCATAACGCCACAGCCTAAGCATTGAACGCAAACTACGTTAGGCGGCAGGTTTATAAACTCATCTACGATCTTATGCGTTTGCATACCGCTACCTATCTTGGCGCAAACCCTGCAGTTAATCCTCAGTAGAGCCATACATTGACCTCTTTAACGTTTCCATTTCAAGTAACTCACGTTGAGATACCCACCAATTACCATCGCTAGGGTTAAGATATTTAGGCCGCTTAGCCCATGCCACGGGCATCCAGCCCACAATGCTGTAAACAGGTGATTTACCAATAACCAATACAGCTACATCCTGCGGCCTGTCATTAGCTCTTATGATTAGATGGCCGTTTAGATACCGACTGTGTTTAACCTCGATACGCCTGCCAACATCGGCAGCATCCTTAAAGGTATTGACTGTTGGCACAAAATTCTTAATACCAAAATACTGAGCTACAGCAATCTCTGAGCCAACTGCCTCAGCGTTTTCGCCTACAAACTCATGGTAATTAAGTTTTTTGTTATACCAGCTGCGATGCTGGCCATTACCCATTGACTCAGTACAACGGGCAAAACCCGTAGCATGAGCCTGTACTTCCTGTGAGTAATCGAGTATTACCTGCGGCAAGGCCATATGAACTATAGCCAAATTGGTTTGCATTGATCGCCCCGTGATTTACTGCTACATGTATAACCGCGATATTTATTACCAGTTTTCTCGCTTACGCCTTCCTTGTAAACCATGCGACCGTGCGAGCAGATAGGTGCAGCATCTACGATCTCGCCACCTAGTTGCGCTTTTATGTCTGCAATAGTTTCAGATGCAGGCCGCACACTACCAACACCTTCAGGCTTTACTTCAGGGTTAATTGCCCATAGATCAACCTCTACTGCAGGCTGAGACTGTAAGCGTTCTACCTTTTCCATATCTTGACGGGTAGGCCGTGCATCGCTTGGCATTAATAAACCAATGGCTCGACCGATTGCGCTGGTACTGCAATTTTCAATCCAAAAATCACGGTTTACGCCTCGATCGCTACGCGCTTCATAGGCATAATCTACAGCTGCAGGCACTACATCCTCATGCTCACGGAATACGCTGGCACGGATAATGACGTAGCCATCCTTGACGTTTAGCTCTACGATCTCAGTAATGATCCTGCCTGAGATATGGGTTTCTCTAAACCGTTTAATACGGCTATTGACATCCTCATAGTTATCCAAGTTAAAGGTCATGAGTTGCGCACGATCTCTGTAGCTGAGTTAAATGCAGCTCTTAAACCTGCAGCGCGGCCACGATTAAAGCCATCCTTAACGCCTTCTTTGTAGCCAATCGACCAACCTACTAAAAACCATGCAACG